AATATTCAACACATCAGTACGAACAGTGGTGCATCGTTGTGCAAACCTGCTGAGTGCAGGTGTGTTGGGCAGTCTCATCGTGCTAATCTCAGTGCTTCTTGCATCTCAAGTCTTGTTTTAAATGGCCCTTTGTATTCATTGCGTGTGAGAGATATCAACTTTGGACAATAACTAGGGCGCCATCCACCATTGTCAAGATTAACAATGTAATAACCAGCACAAAAGAAACAGGTGCTTTTTTCTTGCTTGGTGTAGATGGGCAGTTTGCGTTTAAGATCGTATATGCCGTTGAATGGTTCTGTTTTTGCAGGATATCCATGCACTTCATATTCTTTTTTGCTTGGTGTGCTTATCACTTGTGTGTCAGCAAATGAAATGTTTTTGAGATCATCTCTGCTTTTTACACGCACATCCTTGCTGTTTACAGTGAGAATGTATTCATCATCATAGCGTAGTGTGCCTACTTTTTCGCCATTTTTTTCTACAATCCAAAACTTGTCTTGGACAATTGGCTTAGCCTGATACTGCATCATATCCTTTACCCAACCATTCTGCATATTTTGTTGCATCATCTGCAATGCGTTTTAGTTCATATTTGCCACAGTACTTTAAAAACTTTGCACCCACCATAGGATGCTGTTTGCGTACTGCTTGTTCTGTAATACGTTCGTCAATGTACTGTTTAATCTCTGCAGGTTGTGCAGTAAGATCCACTAGTGTGACATTGCGATTGTAATCATCTAGCACACGATGTTCTTCACCGTTGTGATCCACCCAACGTTGCAACATCATGTTGTTCCAGTTGTAACCTTTGCTTTCTCTGTCTTCATATGCTTCCAACAGTCCTACTTTGTTCTTTGTGCCTTTTTTGCGCACACCAGGATAAGCACTGAACACATTGTCACTGCTGTCACCACGCATGCACTTTTCAAACAACAACCATTTAGGATCAGGAATCTCTTTAGGTTCTTTTGTTTTCTTGTCAATCACACGTTGTCCAGCATCATTGAATATGCCTTGTATTGTAATCATATGATTTGCTACACCATTGTACTGTTGCACATTTTCACTCAGCAACTGCACAAAGTCTGTATCACTGCTCACAATAGTGTGCTTGTCTGTAGGATGTCTATCAATCCAACGTGCAATCAAGTCATCTGCTTCTGCAATATCACACTGCAACACTGTGCAGTTTGTTTGCTCTGCAAGAAACACTTTTAGTTCGTCAAATGCTTCCCAGAACAGTTTGTCCTCTTCTAGTTCACGTTCTGTGAGAGAGGCTCTTGCCGCTTGCCTGTTCTTCTTATAAGGCTCATAGTAGTCTTTGCGCCAACTACGTCCTTCCAAACAAAATACCACATGATCCGCATTTGCTTTGCGGTATGCACTGTTTACTGCACTCATTGTCACATGAATAGCAAAGCCCAGTTTAGTCCACATGTCCATGCCACGTGACGCCACATGCCTTGCTCTAAAAAAAGTATTTGCTGTATCCACCAGTAGATAACTTGTCATCTAATCACTCTCGGTTGTGTTACACTTCGAACAGTTTTTATAGTAACATCATTTGTGGTATTTGTCAACCTCGGAAGTAGATGTTTGTACCAACCTATGTGTGCATCTCTACCATAGTGATAACTGCCATATCTCACAGGCTTGTAATTATTTTGCACACACCATGCATTGTAAGTACCTTGCTCATTGTAAGGATCTATATAACAATTGTTCCAATCAACACACTCTTGCACATGTGATCTAAACCAACTGTATGTATTAAAGAATAAATGTGCTATTCCTGCGCTTTGTAGCGTCGTGTGTAGCTCATAAATGTTTGTGTGCCACTCAAGTTGCTTGCGATCCAGTTCCTGCATTGTTTGCTTTTTTACCCAAGCCTTGTAATCTTCTGCCAAGTGTGCTGGCACAGAATCTGTACCACCTGCGGTAACTTGATAATATGTGTCTCCGTCTTGCCATTCTTCTCTGTCCCAACTTGTCCAACCTATCAACACAAACACATCTTGTTTGCGGTTGTCTTGTAAAAATTGTTGTGTTGTGCGTAGTATTCTTGCATTGCTACTACCACTTTCAGCATCTAAATAAAAGCCTGCATTGAGTGTTTGAGCAAGTTTGTATCCAAATGTGTGTGGTATACAATTAGGATGTGGACGACGTCCTAGGTGTTTGTATGTAGGATCATCATCAGCAAAAGCATAGTTTTCTACTAGTTCTGCACCAGCACTGTGACTGTCACCGTTTACATACAATATCATCGATATTCGCTACGCCCATTGCCTAGATCACTGCGTTCAACTCTGGCATTAGGATCAGCCATTTCCTTTTCGTATGTTTCCATTACTACATTACGGCATACATCTTGGAACCAACGATCCACCATGTCCTCTTCATTTTCATCTCTGTAGCCTGCTTTGTACAGTTTTTTAATAAAGATTTCATTCCAGTCTAGTTCAAATGCACCACTGCCTGGGTTGTCAGGATCTACTTCTACACTGAGAACTGCCACATATGGTTCACCCTTTTCTGTGGCAATTTCTTTGTCTGTTTTCTTTTTTGCACGTTTCTTAGGTTCTTCTACTTTTTTAGCAGTGCCCAGCCCAATTGCTTTTTTTGCATCATCTAGTATGCCCATTACCAACCAATCCTTTCCCAAGGAACATCTTTGTCACCAAAGTGTCCATACACACAATTTTTGCTGTAGTCGTTAAAGTTAAACATATCAAATCTGTCAATGATACCTTTGGGTGTTAGATTAATGTTTTCCCAAATAAACTTTTGAATACTGCGATTGTGTCCATTACTGTCAACATAAATGCTTGTGGGTGCTTTAACACCAATAGCATAACTGAGTTGAATTTGGCACCAATCTGCCATGTTGTCAGCAACCACATTTTTAGCAAGCCAACGTGCCATGTATGCAGCACTGCGATCAACTTTTGTTGGATCTTTGCCACTAAACGCACCGCCGCCATGTGGAGCAAATCCACCGTAAGTGTCTACAATGATTTTACGTCCTGTTAACCCTGCATCACCATCAGGCCCGCCAATTACAAAGTTGCCTGTGGGATTCAAGTGCCACTTGGTGTGATTATCTACAAGATCACCTAACACTTCAACTGCAACATTTTTGACAAGTTTCCTTGCATCATCACAATGTCCATCTGTGTGCTGTGTGCTGATTACAACTTGGTCAATGCGTGTTACTCTGTTGCCTTCGTATTGCACACTCACTTGTGACTTTGCATCTGGACCAAGCACAGTGTCACCATGTGTGCGCAAGTTGTCAATGCCTTGTAGTATTTTGTGTGAATAGTAGATGGGTGCTGGCAAGTATGCTTCGTTGTCGTTGCAAGCATATCCAAACATGATGCCTTGGTCACCTGCTCCAAAATCATCTGTGCCCAACCCAATATCTGCACTTTGTGAATGCAGTTTGTTGTTGATTGTTTTGTTGTCAACTGTGAGTTTGTCCCAATGGAAACCTTCTTGTTCATAGCCAATGCGTTTCACTGTGTCACGCACAATTTGTTCAACTTCATCACCACTGACATTGAAGTTTTTTACTTCTCCTGCAAGTGTAACATAGTTTGTGGTAACAAGTGTTTCAACAGCAACTCTTGTTGTTTCATCACCTGCACTTAAACCAGCATCTACAAGTGCGTCACTGATTTGATCTGCTACTTTATCTGGATGTCCTGCACTTACACTTTCACTTGTAAAAATATAGTTTTCCAACTTACATTCCTGCCTTTCTAATTTTGTCCATATCAATAGGCGCTTTCATGGCCTTGTCTAATTTTTTTTGCTCTTTAGGTTCCCCAGGCGTTTCCGAAGAGGCTGATGTGTAGTCTTGGAGTGAACCTCCAACCTCGCTCCATGCAAAGTTCTGCGACTTCGTTAACATTGAGCGTATACTCTTCCGAACGTCCGCCCAACGGCATGCAATATACTGCACAGTCAACGTCTGCGTCACGGTATGCTTGAACAGCGTCCGCAACTTCGTCCACATCCACAACATCAGCGACAACAAACTTGAGGTAAAGTTCACTGCGATCAACGCCATAGTAATCGGCAACAATCCCAGGCTTAATAGCATCAGTCTTAGATTCTCCGCTAACACTAAGTTTCGGGGAACAACTCCAAGTGACTGTAAATCTGTCCTGATTGTTGAGATAGTCTTTAAAAGCAGGTTGTAATTTTTGTGTAGCATTTGTTTCAAATGTAACATTCTTTAAGTCCTTCATACGTGGATGTTCTAATAGTTCTGTGTAAAATTTCTGCCATCCTAACAGTGGTTCGCCACCTGTAAAAATAAGGTGTACGTCTTGTCCGTTGTCCATAGTCCACTTGCCTTCTGGTGTTAGACTCAACAAGTGTTCTACAACTTCATCTACTGTTCTATCCTGCATAAACTTTTTAAACTCAGGATAGATGCTTGCATATGTATCACAACCTGTGTGAATGATAGGCAAGTCTTCAAATTTTTCTGTTGTGTTTACAACGCCGCTATCCAGCAATGCTTTGACTTCTGGATTGTGTTTACCTTTTTCTGTGCCTCTGGGCAAGCCAAAGTTCATGCAACGAAAGTTACAACCAAACGTGCGTAGGAACACACTTGGCACACCTACAAACTTTCCTTCGCCTTGTACACTGTAAAATGCTTCACTGTATCTAAGTTTCATCACTGAACCTTTCTTTGCGCACACGCCATGGTGTATAGATTGCACTGTTTGCACCATGCTCACTGCATTCACAACTTTCGCACTGCACACGACCATCTGTTTGTTCACGCACAAGTTCATCTGCAAAGCGCCATGCATGTTCTGCAAACTTTTCTGCACCCACACCATCTAGTATTGTTAGTTGTGCAAGTCCATGTAACTGTAATCCTTGCAAGTGCGATAGCATAGGATCATTTGCATCACACACAACTTTGTGATCAAATGTATCTTCTAGCCATTGCTTCAGCGGCTTGAGTCCACCAAAGTCCTGTACCCAATTGCGATGATCAAGTTCACTGGCACTGAATACAAATTTAAATGCTAGGCTGTATCCATGCAAGAATCTACAGTGTGAATGATCTGCATGTGGTTGACGAAACACTGCACTGAGTCCAATGTTGTGTCCATAAGTTTTTGTTGAATAATGTGGCATTGCGGCCTACTCCTTTCGTTGTAGGTCGGAATGTTTAAAGACGGACGAACCCTTGACGTCTATTTGTATTATATATTTATTTAGATTATTTTGCAAGTTTTTTCTCTAATACATCTGTTTTAACTGCTTGAAAAGCCATTATGCTACGCATTTCTCTGCAACGGCGTTGTGGACCTTTGCCGATGTGCGGAATGCTGCCATCAAACACAACAATCTTTCTTGGAATATACACACTGGCTCTAGCAAACTCATCAAAGTAAAACACAGTTTCACCGCCCCAGTTTAGTTCCCAAGTTTTGTCTGTGTACAGCACACCAGTGATGCTTTCGCCTGCATGTGGCCAATCTGTGTGGATATCACCATCCAAACCAAATGTGTTTGCACTGGCCATGTTGCGCACCATTGTGTAACTGTCATCACAAAACTGTGACATAAAACGGTCACCTAGTGTGCGCACAATATCTGGTGCACTGTCATGATAATCACGTTCTTTGA